TCTGATGCAGTAGGTATTGTACCTTGGCTTAAGCCTATTGATGACTGGTGGGATAAAAATTCCCCACGTGCTTCACACCCTGGACACAAGATGCTTAGAGATGCATCATCTATTATCATACCTAGCTTATATGGTGGTACATTACTTACAGGTAGTGCGCGAGCCGCAGCCGCTGCTAGAGCTATTACACTACCTAAGTATGCACATGCTTTAGGAACAGTTGCTGCTTATACTGGTGTTGATACTGGAGTTGCTATGATATCATCTCACTCAAAGACAGATGATAATATGGCAGCGACTCTAAATAACTGGTTAGGATGGAATATACCATGGGCTACTAGACCTGGTGATGATCCTGATACTAGATGGAAGAAGAATGTCTATGAAGCTGCTGGCTTTGCAGGTGGCGTAGAATTACTTGGTGCTGCTTTTAGTTTCGGTAAAAAGGCTAAACTATTCCCACGTGATGAAGCAGCTGAAGAATTGATTAATGTAAAAAATGCTAAGAAAGCTGAGTATGATAACCCAATTTCTGCAGAAATAGAACCACGTATAGAAGCAAGGAATGCTGCTCAAACAGAAGAAATGGTAGATGCATTGAAAGCTGATCCATCTGGAGAAGCTGGTTACAATGCATTTGTTAATGATATTGGACAGGATGAAGCAGGTAAAGCTGTAATGAATCTAGAACCTGATCCACTTCAAGCTAAGTTAGATCTTGCTCAGATACAGACTAATGCTGGTACTATCAATGGTAGAGCAACTTCTGTAGCTGGAGAAAGTTTCCATAAAAGATTTCTAAAATCTATAGATGGTAATGACAGGGCTCAACAATTAGATCAACTATTTGATTCTTTCTCTCCTAACTTCGATGCTGTAGTTACTACTGGCGGTAAAGAAACCAGAATAACAGCAGAACAAATGAATAGGTCTGTTGATAACTTAACTAATGCTATTTATGGAAGAGACCTAAGTCTTAAAGAATTTGAGTTCCTTGTAGATGATATGAAGACTACGGTCTTTGGATCTAACGCTTTCTTAGATGAAGAAGGTTGGGTTGCTGCTTCTAATGCATTTAAGCAAGCATATGATCAGATGTTTGATCCTAATCAAATGAAAGCATCTGCTATGCTTACACAAAATGCTGCTGATAATGTAACTGATGCTGCTACTGCAGCTAAGATGTTAGGTGATAATACAGATACATCCAGGCAATTCCAAATAATGTTTGATAAGTTAAACTTACTTGATAATGAAGTACAAGTTAACAATTACATTACAAGCAAAGCTTTAGAATATAGAAAGCTTATGCAGACTGGTAATATGGATGCAGCTGTTAGTTGGATGAATACTCAAGCTACAGATTTTAATAAGCAAGTAAGACGAATTAAAACTAAGAATGCAGCAATCAATTCTGAATTATTTAGAATAGCTAAAGAAGATCCACAGTATTTTAGACCTCTTAAAGAAGCATTTGATGCTACTAATGGTGATGTAGATACTCTTCATAAACTAAAGCAAGTAGCTAATGATAATATCAGTTTAATTAAAAAAGGCTTCATAGACGGTGATCCAGAGATGCCTAGTATATTAGTTAAACAGTTACATGCTGCTAGAATTAATAGTGTTTTAAGCGGTCTTTCACCCTTACGTGCTGCTGTTGGTAACTCTGTATTAACTGCAATCAAACCTATATCAGTATTTGCTGGTGCTAAACTAACTGGTAATGATGCTGTACTTAAACGTGCTATGTATACTTATGGTGGTTTAGGTGAGAACTTTAGACGTGGTTTAAAGAATCTGCAAAGAGAATGGAAACTTGCTGTATCACATCCAGAAGAAGCTATGATGCGTGGTCGTAATGACTTACGTGCAGCTAAGATGGATAAGCTTGAATTCATGAATGATATGGCTGAAGTATGGAGAAAAGAAGGTGAATGGGGTAAGATAGCTATGTGGAATATGACAAAAGGTTTAACTTGGTGGAACAAGCAATCTTTTGTTAAGTATGGTACCAACGCTTTATATGCAATTGACGGCTTTACTAACTCCTTTATGGCTAGTGGTATGGCACGTTCTAGAGCATACGATTCTTTATTTTCAAAAGTTGGTGGTTCATTTGAAGATGCTGACTTCCTTAAATTGCAACGTCAATTATATGACGAAGCTTTTGATAATACAGGTAGACTTACAGATCCAGCAGCTAAATTAGCTTCCCAAGAGATAGCACTTAACTTAGATAATCATACTGTTAAACAATTTGAGAACTTCTTAGAGCATGTACCAGCTGCTAAGCCTTTGTTTCTATTCCCTAGAACTGGTGTAAATGCTTTCCAATTATCCTGGTCCTTTAACCCTATGAGTAACTTAGGTCCAGCTTTAACAAAAGCTAGACGTACTCTAGGTGCTAAGACAAGACAAGCAAAGCTAGAAGCTCTAGCAGAGCATGGCTTAGATAATATGAAAGATTTAGATCTAGCCTTCGATACTCTTAAATCTGAGTATATTGGACGTCAAATCATGGGTAATACTGTGATTATGGGTGTAGGTTTAATGGCATTAGAAGGTAATATTACAGGTGCTGGACCTCAAGATGATGCTGAAAGGCGTAGAATGATGTCTATAGGTTGGAAACCTTTCTCAATTAAAGATCCTATTACAGGTGAATTTAGAAGTTATCAGGGGTTTGAACCTTTTGATAAAGTGATGGGTCTTACTGCTGATATAATTTATCATGCTAATCGTGTGGATCAAGCTGTTACAGAAGATATGTTCAGAAAAGCAGCATTTGCAATTAGTATGAACATGACTAATAGTACATTTATTAGTGGATTCGAACCTCTTGTAGGTTTAACTTCAGGAGATCCTCATGCTTGGACAAGATTCTTTGCTCAGCAAACTGATATGATTACTCCTTATAAAGGAGTGAGAAGTATTCTCAATAATGTAGTAGCTCCACAATTAAAAGAAGTTGATAATGATTATGCTTCTTATTTAATGAATTCTAATAAGTTCTTCTTTAACGATAAACTACCAGATATGTTAGATATATACACTGGTAAACCTATTAGATCCTATGAACCATTAACTAATGCAGCTAATGCTGTACTTCCTATGTTCAAATCAAATGGAGGTATGGAGCCTTGGAGACAGTGGGTTTTATCTACTGGATGGGATGGTTTACAAAAGATAAGAACAAATAAATTTACAGGTGAACCTTTAAGTTCAGACGATAGAAATTTCATTAATAATCATATAGCTAAAAATGCTGATCTTCAAACACAGATAATGGCTTTAATGACAAAGAATGAAGGGTTCTATCAGAAGAAAATGAAAGAATATCATAAGGCTAGAGGTGGACAAACTCAAAAACAATTCCCTGTTAAACACTGGATAGTACACCGTGAATTAGATAAAATGCATGATAGAGCTTTTACAGCTGCTTGGAATGCTTTAGAAAGGTATAAAGACCAATATACACCTGTAGGTAGAGAAATTAAAACACGTGACTTATACCTTAAACAGGGGAAATCAGATAAAGCTTTAAACAAAAACAAACGAATTAACAAGTTACTACAGGAAACTCGTAACAAATAAGCATTATGGCTACAACTTCAAATTCATATACAGGCAACAATTCCACCGTTGACTTTGCCTTCACATTCCCATATTTAAAGTCTACTGATATTAAGGTAAGCCTTGATGAAGTAGTAAAAACCATTACAACTCATTACACTTTACATAATGCAACGACTATAAGATTTAACTCAGCTCCTGGTACAGGGGTTAAGATTAAAATCTATAGAGATACAGCCAGCGCTCAGTTGGCTGCTACCTTCTACCCTGGTTCAGCTATTAGATCCAGTGACTTAAATGACAACTATACGCAAAACTTATACGTTACTCAGGAAGCAGAAAATGATTCCACTGAGGCTCTCTCTAACTCTAGGGTGCTTGAAAGTGGCGCTTATGTTTCTGCTATTACCAAAGCTACTTCCGCAGTAACGACTGCTAATAC